CCGAATCCATCCCCCACCTTCGCAGGGGTGCGCTCAAGGACTTCCTCAAGATGCTCAACATGACAGGGCTTTACCAAGAGGAACTATACAACCGAACGCTGCTCCGATATGACTTTCCGCATGGCTCCTACATCGAGTTCTTTTCCGCTGACCAAAGCGACAAGATGCGAGGGGCGAGGAGAGACGTGCTATTTGTAAACGAAGCGAACAACATCGCATGGGAAGCCTATCACCAACTGGCCATAAGAACAAGAACCGCCATCTATATCGACTACAATCCAGTTCGAGAGTTTTGGGCGCATACCGAATTGATGAATGACCCCGATGCCGAGTTCCTGCTCGTTACCTACAAGGATAACCAAGCCCTTGACCCTGCCATCATCCGAGAGATTGAGAAAGCCAAGACCAAAGCCGAAACCTCTGCCTACTGGGCGAACTGGTGGAAGGTCTATGGCCTCGGTCAGGTCGGGACGCTACAGGGGGCCATCTACGAGGACTTCGAGGTCGTGGAGGGGATAGATGTCAGCCGTGCGAAATTCGTCGCCCTTGGGCTTGACTGGGGGTTCAGCAACGACCCAACGGCCTTGGTCGCTATCTACCGCCAAGGGGACTGCCTGCTCATCCAAGAACTGCTCTACTCCACGGGCCTGACCAACCAAGACATTGCAGACAAGTTGCGGTCGCTGGGCATCACAAGGGCTTGGGAGATCGTGGCCGATTCAGCAGAACCCAAGAGCATCGAGGAAATCTACCGACTTGGCTTTAACATCAAGCCAGCGGAGAAAGGCCCCGACTCGGTTCGGAACGGGATAGACATCTTGAAACGCTTTAAGTTGCAGGTAACCAAGGACTCCACCAACCTCATCAAGGAACTGCGGTCCTATACTTGGGCTACCGACAAAGAGGGAAAGAACACGGGGGTTCCGATAGACTCCTTCAACCACGCCTGCGATGCGATGCGATATGTGGCACTCAATAAGTTAAGAGTCAGTAATGCAGGGAAGTACGTTGTGGTGTAACTTTGGGGTACTAAACCCCTAAACAATGACACGCACAAGAGAACAAATCCGTCTTCTGAAGCAATGGCAGGTCAACATCCAATTCTGCGACCGTGGATGTATGGTTCAGATAGGATGCAAGTCATTTGCCTTTGAGAGCATTGAACAGGCAATGGCAGAACTCACGGCATACACGAAAGACCCGATTGGTGTTGGCGAGAAATACGCTCCTGAAGAGTTTGTTGAACTCAAGGAATGCCTTGCACAGCAGCCATGAACACCGAACGCATCACCGACCTACTCATTGAAATCGTGAAAGTGGCAGCAGCCGTTTTCTTTATTCTCGCCATTTTAGTTCTGCTGCTTGAGGAATACAGCCAACAATGAAAGTCATCCACTACTACCACATTTACTGCGGAGGCAACTGGCAGTTGATACTCAACCAGCATATGATGGCCGTGTGCAATTACGGGCTTATCAACGTCTTGGATGAAATCCGTGTAGGCATCGTCGGACCACCCGAACAACGCAAGGCGGTCAAGGAGGTGCTGGAAGGTTCAATGGTGGCCGATAAGGTCAAGGTTGTGGTTACCCGGACCAACGCTTGGGAGCAGGCGACGCTTACCGAAATGTACCGGGCAAGCCAAGAAGAAGAAGCCGTGTACCTGTACGCCCACACGAAGGGGGCTGCGAATCCATCCTTGACAACCCAACTTTGGGGCAGGTCCATGCTATTCTTTAACGTGGTCGCTTGGGAGCGGTCCATGCAAATGCTGGAGCAGGTCGATGCAGTCGGCTGCCATTGGATTACCAAGGAGCAGTTCCCTCACATGGCTGACCACAACAACCCCGAAGGCTATCCGTACTTTGGGGGCAACTTTTGGTGGGCCAAGTCAAGCCACATCAAGGAACTCGGTGAGCCGAAACGGGAGCAACGCTATCAAGCCGAGCATTGGATAGGAAAGAAACCCGACACCAAAGTCTTTGATTCCAACCCCGGCTGGCCTTCGCCTGAACGCTTTGTCATAACTTTTTAGCATGAAAAAACACATTGACCAACTCAAAGCCTTAGACTACTCGCACATCTACACGACTGCGGTGGACCACATCATTGAAGTCTACGAAGAAGCCAAGAAGTACAAGGGAGGCCATGCTTTAGAACTGGGTTCCTACCTCGGACACTCGACGCTCGCTATCGCCTTGGCTGGGCTTGACGTCGTGGTTTACGATACCGATACAACGGTTGAGGATAAGCGCAAAGCCCTCCTGTCCAAGTTCAAGGTCGAATGGAACAACCAACCGAGCCACATGGCTCTGCAAGAGGTCAGGACTTTTGACTTCATCTTTCACGATTCCGACCACGGGGATGGCATGATTCCCGAAATGGTGGAGTTGTTCAACAAAGCCCTCAACCCCGGTGGGACAATGGTCATCCACGATGCCGAACTTCTGACGATGATCAACCTTACGAGCCAACTGCAACCACACGAAGCCAAGGGGTCAACCGACCAAAGAGGCAGGATGCTTTTAACCCTCTACAAGAAATGAAGGCAAAAACTTACATCTTCTGCCACGATACGGACATCGTGAAGCAATGCGAAGCCGAGGGAAGGTTCAGGGACTTCTTTCCCTACACTTGGGTCATGCTTGGGTTCAAGGACTTTAGTGGAATGGCTGAGTTTGACCATATCGTTGCAAGGGACGAACCCGACAACATCGAGAGCCACCGAAACCTCGTCGCTTGGACGGGGTGGTACGCTTTAGCCAAGAACGGCTACATCAAGAACGGAGATGTCGTGAACCTCTTCGAGTACGACCTCACCAAGACAGGCGACTTTGACCAACGGACTTACTGCGCCTATTTCCGAGTCCCTGTGGACGTTGTGCCTTACTGGTCGTGCGGTGATAATTACGAGCCACACATCAAGCAACTGACTGGAAGGGGGGCAAAGGAGTTCCATCAACCCGTCGTGCCTGTAACTTCCAATTACACGCTTACTTGGGACGATTCCTACCTTGACCTGACCATCGCTTGCATTGAGCAGAAGTTGGTCGCTATTCCCCACGTCGGCCACATCCTTGAGCGAGCCTACTCGCAGAGATTTGCTGACATCCCTTACAACGTGGGAGCCTTCAAACACGCCTTCGCAAACTCTCACGGGTTCTAAGATGTACTTAGTCGGGGTCAACTACGCAACGAGTGAATACCTTCCAGCAGCGAGAGCGCAGGCTAATCAGTACCCTTTCCCAATCACAACGACCGAGGACGAGAAACGTCCGGGCAGGGGCAACAACTGGTGGAGGTGGAAGCCTCAAATCATCCTTGACGCTCTCTTTGACTTGCAGGAGGACGAAGCCCTGCTTTACTTGGATGCCCAAGACCTGCACGGGGATGGCTGCTTTGAGTTTGCCAAGCAATACTTGCAAGACAACCCCATCTTGTTGCATCAAAACTTCCACAACCATATCTCATACACCAAGGGCGACTGCTATGCCTTGATGGACTGCCTTCAATTCTTTAACGAGAAACCGATGCAGATAGAGGCAGGGTTCCTCGGACTACGCAAGACCGACTTCACGATTGACCTCATGTACGAGTGGTCCAAGTGGCTGCACGTTGACAAGGCCGTGAATGACGACCCAAGCGAATACCCGAACCATCCATCATTCATTGACCACAGGCACGACCAAAGCATCCTGACCAACCTCGCCCTGCTTAACGACCTGCCCATGGTTGTCGTTCCCGAAATCCGTTGCAACTCAAGACCCAAGTTATGGCTATGAAACTCCAAGACCTCACCATCGACCAGTTCCAACGCATCGGAGCCATTGAGTTCAGCAGCGTCCTTGGGGACTACGACAAGCGTGCAGGAGTCGTCGCAATCGTTGAGGGGGTGGATATATCAATCGTCCGAGAGATGCCCGCCAAGAGCGTCCTAAAGCGTTACAAGGCCATCATCAGCGAGTGGAACGCATTGCCTACATTGGGCTACAAGCGGAAGTTCAAAGCCGGGGGCAAGTGGTGGATTCCGACGGTCTTCACGGATGAGTTAACCGCTGGGCAGTTGATTGAACTCATGGACGCAAACACGACCGACGAGAAGCAGTTGTTGCAGAACCTCCACCGAATCATGGCGACCTTGTGCAGGGAAGGCGGTCTATTCGGATTCTTCCCGAAAAAGTACGACGGGGCTGCCCATGCGGAGCGAGCCGAGTTGATGAAGAAACACGCCAAGGTCGGGGACGTTTGGGGGGTTGTCAGTTTTTTTTTGCTAAGTTCAGAATCCTACTTGAAAGTTTTGAGCGACTATTCCAAGCACCTGATGACGAAGGCAGGGGAGTTGACGTAAGCCCTCTTGCCGGGTACGGATGGCTGATGGTCGTGTGGAGGATGGCAAACAAAGACGTGCTGAAATTCGATGCCATCTTTGCAATGAAGGCGGTGGAGTTCTTGAACTACGCCCTCCTGATTCACGACATCTTGGAAGCCGAACGGATGGAAGCGGAAAGGGCAAGAAGAAAGTAGTATATTTGCATTAGTCAGGTGGTGGAATTGGTTAGACCGTCCCCTCCCTTAAGTGGAAGGGGGAGACCGAAAGGTATACAGGTTCGAATCCTGTCCTGACTACACTATCCAGCACGGGTTACATTTACCCGTATGGAAACAACCATCCTCGCCAATGGCAAGCCCGTAGGTAAGTTCGGCAGCGGTTCGATGAAGGGCATCGACCAAACCGCCTTGGAGGGCATTGGTTCAATCGTTGGACCTAAGGGTGGAGGCAAGTCGCCAGCCCATGATGTCTTGGTCAAGTGGATT